TTTTTAACTTTTGTTGTTGATTTAGTTTGTTGTTTAGTATTAGGAGTATTATCAGGTATACCTGTTTTTTTATCACCCATATAATATATACCACCTCGTTCACCTTTTTTTAACTTAGCACCTTTAGGAGCTTTTTTACCTTTTTGAACATATACTTTATCTTCACCAATTATTAAAATATTTCTAATAAACTCTTTAATAGATATTGTGTCCCATTTATATTCATTTCTAAGTATATTTGCTAACACTCCAAGATGTTTAGGATTTTTTACTTCTGGTAAACCACTATCAAGTTTATAAGACCATTCTAATAATATTTCATCAATTAGTTTCATTAAATTTTCTCCTATGTTATTATAATTGTTAATACAAATATAACTAACATATTTACAAATGTACATAGTTATTTTAAAAGTTTTTAATATATTATAAATATACTAATCCATAAAAACTTGATTTAAATTATTATAATTTTTACCATATTCTATTTTAACAGGAAATTTATTATCATTACTAACAATTTTATTTAATTTATCTAATAATTCTTTATCATCTGATATGTTAAAATCAAACAAAAATGAATCATATACATACAATATACATTTGGTTTCATATTGTTTTAATACACTAATAATATTTTTCATTGTATCTACACCATATTCTGTTTCCATTGCCTGCAAATAATAATTAAATAGTGTTTGTTTTTTTAAATCACCAAGTGTAGATTTATATAATTTTCTTTTATATAGTGGTGTAATTACAAAACCATCTGAATTATATGCATCATGTAATTCATTCATAAAAATTTTTACTTTATTAAAAAATGGTATTACTTCAAATTCATCTGGAATATTACCATATAATAATTGATACGTAATTTTTTTACTTTCATTATATTCTTCTTCTGTCAATATATCTTTACCTGTGTATATTTTACCAAAATATGTATGAGGATTTTCTTCAAATGTTTCTCTTAATATTTCTGCTATTAGGTATAAATGTCTAGATTTATAATCCATTAATAATATTACACCATTGTTACCAAATCTACTATCGTAAAATTCTCTACTACCATCATGTTTGTTTATTGCAAGTAAATTAACAACTCCGCTACTACATGATGGTCTACCTGTTTTTGTATATAAGTTATAATTTGGATATATTAAATCATTATACACTATTTGTCTATGTTTAAAATTAGATGATACGTGTATTCCTGATGATTCTAATGATAAGAATGAATTGAAAACTATATTATTATAATTAATATAAGATTCTTCTGTCAATAAATGACGATTTAAATTAATTACATCTATGATTTTATCTTTGGTATTATTAAAATATTCTATGTATTTAACAATTGGTATACATTTATTTATATTTTCTATTTCACTAAAATTGTTATAAATTACTTTATGTGCAGATGTTTCTATATTAAAATTTGTTTTTATTTCACCATATCTTATATATTCTAATAATTCTATACTATATATATTTTTAATAGTAGGTAAAAATATAATTGATTTATTATTTAAAACAAATATTATCTTATCTTTTAACTTATCTAATAGTGACTGATGTGATGATTCTATGCTATCTAATTCTACATGATCATAGCTTAGTATTGCATCATTTCCTGATAAATCACATATGTATAATAAACACAATTTATTTATACTAATATGTTTATTTTTATCTAATAATATTGGTATAATAATATATTCATTTGAATTTAGAAAATCTAAAAATACAGATAAATCATTTTTATTATCTATGATGTGCATATGTAACCTTTATTTAATAAATATTACTATTAATTCTTGTGATAATATTCTAATAATTTGTTTTTTAATTTATTTAAAATACCTGGAAAATCTGAATTTTTTTTATATAATATATTTAAATTAGTATTATATACGTCTTCTTTTATTCCTGTTATTTTCCATCTAAATATTATACAAATATAAAATGGATTTAATTTTAAATTATTATATTGTTGTTTATCTATTTCAAAAATTCTAGCATCTAAATTGTTTGTTTGTCTTACAAAGTATCTATTTACCCAACCCTTTTTAATATCAACATCTGTAATTGTACACTTACGTTCAATAGCATATATATTTTTACTTTTTTTATTTATTTCGTTATAAACAAAATTGTTTATTTGTAATTCATTAACTGCCATTATGTTAAATTCCTATATTCCTGTGCATATTTTAATACTTTAGATAAATATTGATTTGGATTACCTGCATCTAAATCCCTGTTATTTAAAATATTATTTCTAACGTTTCCTTCACCTTGATTATATGCTGATATTGCAGCGTGTTTAATATTTTGATTTACAACATATTTACGTAGATAATTTTCTTTTGCTTGTAAAATTTCTACACATTTCTTAGATGAATTTCTTGTATCTTTCCATGAATTTTTTTGTGCTAACCAGTCTGCTGCAGTATTTGTATGAATTTGATAAAATCCAAATGCATGACCAGCATCACCTACTAAAAATTCTACTAATTCGTTTGGCTTAGCATTTCCATTTTTATAGTATGTTTTTATTAATCCTGCTGTTTCTGTATAACAAATTCCTGCAATTATATCTTCCGTATATGTTTGTGTTGCTATACTTCTAATGTATGGACCTAATTCTGTTTTTATCCATTTAAGTACACTTTTATCAGGATTAACTATTGCATGTTTTCCTTGATTAAATTTATTTATATTATTATCGGATTGTACACTAACACTGTGTAATGCTTTTGTATTAATATTACCATCTATTACTCTTAATATTGCTTTTATTGATGTTTTCCATCCTGACGTGTCAATGTTATGATCTATACCTGATATTTGAAATACAGTATTTTTTTTAAATTGTGATGGGATTGTATCTACTGTAAAAATATCACCTATTCTTAAACCACTTATACCTTCCAATGAAATAGAAAAATCAGCGGGTGTTATTGATTGTGCAGTATTTACATTTTGACTAGAATAATCAAATATTATTTTTCTCATTGCTTGTATTTCATCTATACTATTTGGATTATCTTCAACTAATTTTCTCCAATTTTTACTTGGTAAAAATGAAAGTGTATATGTAGAAAATCCAACATTGTATATATTGTCAAATATTGATGTTGCATTATTTTCTTGTTGTTTATAATCATTTTTATTTTCTATATCATATATTTTTAAATTTCCTATAAATTCATCAGTATAATTAGTATTAATATTACCAAACATATATACAAATGAATCATTGTTTGTACCAACTATATTATTATCGCCTGGTAATTTGTGATGAGAATACATTGCTGTCAATGCGACTGCTTCTGACATCTTAGTACTAAAATCAACAGAATTTAGTATTCCATTTCCACCAAATGTTTTAAAATTATATAGTTTATTAAAATTAGATTCATCATTTAATATGTCTCTAATAGATTTATCCGTATAATTTTCATCTATAACACATAATCTATTATCTGTTTCTCTAACTTTTAATGAAAATTTCCAATATAATACACATGCACTATTAATTTCATTTAATATATATAATATAGCATCCTTCAATAGAGATTGATTTTCAAATGCATTTTTAATAACATTTACATTAACAAAAATATTTCTTATTTTTCCAGAAGTTTTACCTATAACATCATCATCTGAATAAAATGTTAACCCACTAATATTTCCACCTATATCACTGTTTTGAGGTAATATACATATTGATAAATCCGTACTTCTTAAATATGGATGATTTGAAATTAATAAAGAATCACCATTTGTATCTTTACTTTTCATATTAAATATTTTATTACTTTTATCTGTATCATCCTTACCTTTTATTATATTTATATTAATATGAGAATTTATAATAAAATCTTCTATAAATCCCCAAGATACATAATAATTACTTGCACTTTCTTTTCCAGGATTTTTATCAACATAAACTTTTACATCATCTATGCCGGGACCACTTTCATAATATATTTTAATATCATTTTCTAATCCACCATTAATTATATATTCACGCAAAGATTCAATATACTTATTTTCATCTGATTTTTTTTCTTCATTTGTTTTTGTACCTTTATTTGTAACATAATAAGTTGTACCTAATCCATAAGACAATGCACCTGAACTAATTACTTCAGTAATACAATCATATCCACCTTCACTATTTAATGCATAATTAAAATTTTTAATTATTCCTATCATTGCATCATACTTACATCCTAATCTATATGATCTATTGTTTAAATATTTCCATGATTCTAAAAAATTATTATTTGATATATTTACATATTCATTTTCAGGTAAAGCATGTTCTGTTATTCCGTCTGATATACCCCATTCTAAAAATATTCCTATACCAGGATTTAAAAAATACGTAGCTAATTCTTCAAATTGATCCAACGTATATACTTTCCATTTTATTGATGCCTCTCTAACACCACCATATTTACTCTTGTACACAACATCCAGTGACTCAAATCCAGGTAAAGGTTTAAATGAATTGTTTCTATTATATAATTGATCAAATGTAAATGATGTATGATTTGTGTTCGATGTAGTATATAAAGGTGATAGTATTTTATATTGACTGTCTATGTTATTACCACTTACTTTTTTTAATGAGCTAGTTACTTTTAACCAAGGAATAACTGAACGTAAACGAGAGTCTGCACTTTGTCTTCTATCTAATTCTGATTGTACGTTTTCATGAATAAAAGTGACATATGGAAAACCTTCATAGTTATTAGTATTATTTTTATCTACTATATTATTCATTTAATGCTCTCATATCACTTAAAATATTTGATAATCTATTTTTATTAGGTATAATAAGTTGAGTACCTGGTACCAGGTACATATCATTACTAATAATATTGTTTGCCTTAGATATTATCCAGTATAAGTTAGAATCACCATAATAGTCGTGTGCTAATAAATCTAATCTTGTTGTTTCATTTGCTGTTATAATTAAATCCATCGAATCATATTTTATACTAGGGTATGTAACACTACTAAATGATCTAATATTATTGTTTAATATTTTTATATCTTTATATCTATTATTCATAATTTATGCCTATGTGTGTTCTATTAAATCTTGTTCAAATTTAGATTTAAATTTTATTCTACTTTTATCGTGTATAAAATGATGTGATTTAGATATAGCTGGCATGCCAACCCTGTTTCCATCTGAATCAATAGAATAATTTGGTTCATACATAACGGTAAATGAAACAGAAATATCAACTATATGTGGTAATTGATATCCATCTTCTATTTCCCAGAAACTATCATCATGAGGAGATAAATCTAAACTATCAAATTTTCCATAAACACCACCCCATAAATCTCCTACTGTTAATCTAACTATAGGTGCTCTCATTGCGATGTTATCTTCATATGCAACTGGATAGCACATTCCATATAACCTATTTAATTTTCTCCACATAAATGGTAATTCTCTAACAGAATTTACATATGCAACAAAATTAAATTTTAATGATCGTGTAAAACCTGTATATGTATAGAATGTATCTGCTCTTCCTACAAATTTATGTTCATTCCATTCAGGTGTAATACTATCACCTACATTTGTTATAGTTGATCTAAATATTATTGGTACAGGAACAGCTTCACTTGTCATATCTTCAAAAATAAATTTTATTGAGTCTCTTAAATCTTCTGAATATGTTTCATTGACATCTAAACTATTTATTCTATCTAATGAAGATGGTGATGTTGGATCAGTACTAGATGGTAATCCTAATAATTTAGTATAATTTACAATTTCTTGTCTTTTAGAATATGGATTATCTTCTCTATTATATTCTTGAGCAATATCCGTATTTGTTGATAAATTAAAATCAGGTACTTTATTACCAGTTTTATTATAATACATCTGTATTAATTCGGATTTATCACTATTACTATTATCTACATTTTTACTATATTTTGCATCGTCATCTTTATAACCACTATATTTGTCAAATGTCATTCTATCTGAAATTTCTTTATCACCGTTAAATTTATATTGGTTTGGTCCTAAAAATCCTGTATTTTTTGTATATTTTAATCCTTGTTGTGCTAATAATATTTTATTAGCAGTATCTAAACCATTTTCAAATACTCTATTTAAATCATATGTTGTTGCATGACCGGAAGTACTAACTCCACCTAAAATTGTTGATGCTGTTGATTTAACAGAATTCATTATTAGATCTTTAGATGAAAAATCTGAGTTCATTAAACCATTTTTAGCTAATAATATTTCTCCGGGTATTAATTGTGCTGGTGAAATTTTACTTTCTGCTATTCCTAATAAATTTGTACTAGGTATATAAGAATTTAATGTAGCACTTACAAGTGGATCACGTAATGCTGTTTTACTGATATTTAATAAAAATGAACCAACTGAATTACGTGATGCTCCTGGTACTAATGTACTTAATAAATTTTCCGCAACATCCGTTGATGAATTTGTTCCTAATAAAAAACCAGTTGCATTTGATATTAATGTTGTATAACCATATTTTTTATAATATGTATTTAATAAATTTCCACTATTTGGCATATTAATAGATGTTGGATTTTTATTGTATTTATCTGTCATTGACGTCTTATCAAACTTGGTATCATATTTTAATTTACCACTACCTATTGAATCATTATAAGTATCAATAATAGATTTATTTAAATATGCATATGTTTTTTTATTCATTGTTTTATTACCCTTCACCATGTTGTAGTGAACTATTTCCTATTAATTCACCTGCTTTTCTACCATCTATATTTATTTGCATTTTATTATTATTTGCAATATTTTTTAATTGATTACTTATAGCATTATTACTTTCTATTAATCTATTTGCAGTTTCATCACTAAGTTGTTCAGTACGTGTTTGATTTTGAGGTATAGTTTGTGTTGGAATATTTATAGGTGTAGATGAAACTTGTTCACTATGTGTCATTGTTGGTATTGCAACATTCATACCACCGCCTACAGATAATTGTGTATTATTGTTACCAAAAATACTATCAATAAGTGGTAAACTAGATATAAATTCCCATGCTTTTCTAAAAGGTAATGTAATAATATCATATATAGTAATTCCCGCATCTACTATAAAATTTATTATACTATTGAAAATATTAACTATTCCATCAAACATATCTGAAAATGTATACATAATTGGCATGTTTGACAACAAACTCATCATAAGTTCAAATGGTTGTTTTAGTAAATTATAAATAGAAACAACAATTCCTTTTAGAAAATCTACTACACCTTCCCATACCTGAACAAAACTATCATATATTCCATAAAATGAACTTTTAATCATTTCGGTATTACCAGTGAATATACCGTATATTAATTTTCCTACATTAATTATATTATTAACAATACCTGATAAAACTTTAAAAATAGGAGGAACAATATTATTGAATATATCTACTATATCTGTTATTAAAATTCCTATTCCAACTAGTGCTACTCCAATAGTACCACCTATTAAATATCCTATTGCTTTTATTATTGGTGCAATAACTTCATATGTATCCATCATATACGAACCTATTTGTTTTATTGCTAAATTAAATTTTTTAAATGTATCTGAATTAAATATAGAATCAAACACAGGACCAAATCTATTTTTTACCCAATCATATACTTCTGTAATTGTATCTAATATAAATGAAAAACCATCACCTATAATTCCAAGTTTTATATTTCCTTCACTTAGTAAATTAATAAATGGTCTGATTGATTTTGTAAATTTATTAATTCCTTTTGCTATCCAATTAATACCATCTGCAACCAAACCTATTACAGGCAATAATAATAATTTAATTAAATCACTAATACTTTCCCACGCAGATGTTAATTTAGCCATGGCTTGTTGTTGATTTTCTTCAAATTCTCTTAAACCTGGATTCTTATTATATTTATCCTGTAATTGAATTGCTTCTGTTAATGCTTCAACAGATAAACCAGTTGCTGTCGCAAGTGCTTTTTTCTGAATAAAATTCAATCTATTAAATTCATTTAAAGCAGGAATCTGTTTTAATATTTCGTTTGTTGCACCTTCTATATCTCCTTGAAATGCCAAATATCTTGCTTTATTAAAGTTAATTGATCTGCCTAATAATAATGATGCTTCTAATTCGTTTTCTAATGATGTATCAAAATCCATTATACTATCAACAAAACTTGAAATACTATTTAAATTTAATCCTAATCTTCTAGCATTTACTGCAGCCTGTGCTAACTGTCTAGTATTACCTCTAAAATAGGTATAAGCAAATTCAGCATTTTCTGCTATATCTTTCATTACAGCACCCGGTGCAACATTAGCAGCATCTGATAATACGGAAACTAATTTTCTATTATTTAATAATGTTGATCCACTTACATCTGTTAAATTTCCAAATATTGCTAATAATTTTGCTGCTTCGCCACCTGTTAAACCCATTTGTGTTTGCATTATACTAGTAGCTTCTATATTTTTATCTGTTAATATACCTAAATTACCATATTCAGATACTAAACCTTTCACACTATCAGTAACATTTTCCATTCCTACACCTATACCTGTTAAACCTAAATTAATTCTTTCCATTCTAATAGCTAAATCTTCTGTTTGTCCACCTGTTAAACCAACTTCTAATCTTAAATTTTCGGCTTCTTCTGAAATAGATGTAAACATATCCCACACAGATTTTAATGCTAATACAACTAATCCTATTGCTGCTATTATCCATGTTACTGGATTAGTTAATAATGTCCACATTGCGGTACCAATACCACGTATAATACCAATTGCAATTCCACCAAATGATGCAAAACCTTCACCTAATCCTAACATACTATTAGTAATTGAATCTGTTAATTTAGTTTGTATCTCATCTTTAATTCCATCTAAATTTAATGCTTTATATAAAAATTCTCCACCTGGTAAACGTTCTATCATTCTAAATGCATCATCAATACCTGAAAATAATTGATTACCAATATCTCTAGCTTTATCTGCAATCATATTATTCTGTTCTTCTATTTCGCTATATACACCCATTACTCTTTCAAATCCATCTACCAACTCATTTAAATTTTCAAATCCTATATATCCACCAACTTCATGTTGTATATCTGATAATAATGTATTTATATCTCCAAACGTAGAAGTAATAGATGTTATTTTTTCTCTACTTAATTTTTTTGCTTCACTAACTAACCCCTCTGATAATACATTGAACGATTTTGTTAATATGTCAAGTGTATCCATTATTTCACCATCTTGTAATCTATCAGCAAGTGATTGAAGACCTTCAGATAGTGCATCTAAATTTTCATCTAATTTGTTTTTAGCCATAATTTAATTATTTTTTAATAAATGAATTTATTTTATCTTGATTTTTATCTAAAAATTCTTTAAAATTATCTATATCATTTAATATTTTTTCCATACCTTTTTTTAATTCGGGGTCTGCAGCAACCTGTTTTACTATATGATTCATTTTTTTACCATATAATAGTGTAATTAAATCTCCAATAAAGGATTCATTTAATGTTTTATTATCATTGGATTTTAATATATCCTTTAGTTTTAGTGCCATTTAATTCTCCTAATAATATATTATAAATATACGTATAATGAAAATATTAGCTTGGTTTCTTAAATCTTTTACCGGACATACTAGTTTGAGGTCTTTTGATTCCTTTTGAACCAGGTTTATCAGAAGTTTTTTTTGTTTTTTCTTTTTCGTCTTTTTTTACTTTAATTAACCTACGTAAATAATATTTACGTTTGGACGATGGCATAAAAAATACATCATCATGATTAAATCCACCATTACTATAATAACATAAGTCAAATATTTCTTGGTGTAATTTTTCTCTATGATCGTCCGCTAGGCCAAAAAAAGTTAATATCCATAGGCATTTGGATGGTTTGCATGTGCCCACATGACGAACATTCAAAATCTAATTCTGTTTCCATACCAGGAGTAATCTCTGCTAAATGTTTTCTAAATTCTAATGAATCTTTAGATAACAATGAATTTTGTATGTATTGATTAATTCTTGGTGTTTCAGTAATACCATCAATTTCAGTTATTAGATGTGATAATCTAGTTGTAATATCAGAATCAACACCACCTGTTTCATATTTTTTAATTTTTTTAAGATATGAATTGATCATCATTTCATCTTTATGAGTTAATAATTTAAATTTGATTAGTTTTTTACTATATGGTAATGTAAATTCAAATTCATTTATACCTTTAATAAATTTAGAAAAATCAATTTCTTTAATTTTTAATGTTCCTAAATCAATTTTAAATGGATTTGTTTCACCACAGTTTCTACATTTAATATTGGCACTATATTCTGAACCATATAATAATATTCTTGATGCTATTAAAATACCACTTTTATCACCCACAAGTAATTCACTATAATCTATATTTTTATCTTTAATTATAGATTTTAAAAATTCATCAATTACAATACCTTTTTGTATTAAATTTTTTGATGTTAATATATCTTCATGTTTTGCTGTTGGTAATAATAATGTAATTTGTCCACTAGCCAATGGACTATTTTGATCATAAAAATATCCTTCTGATGGTAAATCAATTACTTCACATGGATATTCTTTTTGTGTTGATTTTTCTTCTGTCATATGTGACCTCTTTTATTGAGAGTTGTTTATAAAAACTTTTATTTATTATATTTGTTGTATGTGTTTTTAGCAATGTCCTTTACATTTTTTTCAAAATCTTTAGCTGCTTTTAATAATTGTGATTTAAATTCTTTATTAATTTTATTTTCAATAAAAGATAATTTTTCTTGCATTGTATCATCTTTATCATATTTATTTACAATTATTTTAAGGGTACCTTTTTGTTTAGGCAATAATACCTGTAATTCACTATCAAATAATTTATCTAATTCTATACGTGCACGAGCTTCATATGCATCTATTGTTGCTGCTTGATCTATATTAAAACTAGAAACATCTTCATTTAAAATTAGTTTAACTTCTTCTTTAATTATTTGTTTTAGTTCTGATTTTTTCATATTAGATATCCTTTTTAATATTATATATAATAAATATAGATAATTTATTTTTTTTAATAAATCTCTAGACATAAAAAAAACTCTACAATTGTAGAGTTTCTTAAATACTTTAATAAAAATCAATATTCCAATACAGCATAATCATAATCTATTGATAATGTAATTTCACCTGGTTCTGCATTTGACCAATCTAATGCTCCCCAATCTGCATCTGATATAAATGCTCCTTTTAATTTCCATTCTTCTACAATATCCCCTGGAGGTCCAAACGTATTAAGTGTTATTTCTCTTTTATAAAAGTCAGCATATCCAGCTCTACCAGTAATCGATTCATAACCATCTCTTACCCATTCAATTACAGCTTGAGCACCACTTGGATTAATTGGATCATATAGAGTAATATTTAATGTTTGCCATTCACCTTTACCCAATAACTTTCTTTTCATATTCATATGATCAAGTGTCACAGTATTAAATGTTATATGTGGTTTAGCAGAAGCTTTTATTATATAAGATGGTATACCATTAATATACATTATAAATCTATTTTGTAATTTTGGTTCAAAGTCCGTATAATGTATTTCATCTGGTTCTAATAGTCTTGCCATTATTTTTCTCCTGTTTGAGTAATTTTTTTACTTAATTATATTATATAAATATTATAATATTCAAAAATCTACTATTTTATTTTATATTATGTCTCCATTTGGATTAACATATATTTCTTCTTTTGCATTCCTTAATACTATATCATCATCTGATACTATATCTTTCTTTTTATTAGGAACTATATATCCCTTTTTCTTTAATTCAGCAATTACTTTTGCTTGTTCAGGAGTTATTTTACTAGGAATATTTTGTTTCATTAATATTTTTTTATTAATTTTGTAACAGCATCCACTATATATTTATCACCTTTTTTAGATTTTAATACAGATTTAAGATTATTAATATCATCTTTTGTAGCATGTTTACCAAAATTAACTATATCTCCATATTTAAATCCACCATATGTATCAACTATGTTATATAAATGTCTACCTATACCAGAGTCAGCATAAAAAGTGTATCCATCATTTAAAACATTTTTAATTTCTTCTTTAATTATTTGTCTTAATTCTGTTTCTTTCACGTTGTGTCTCCAAATTATAATAATAAATATATGAAATTTAAGTTTTTATTTAAAATAAAAAAGGCCTATCATACGATAGACCCTATATTATTTAATTTCTGATTCCCATATTATTTGAACGTCGTATCCAGCTTTTTTTAATTGTTCAGTACGGTTTTTATCATATTTCCATTTATCTTGTGCTTTTATATTAGATACAGGATTTATAAAATCCTTATTAAATTTATTTGGATTCATGTGCCAGAAATCACCATAAATTTCTATAACTTTATTAAGTGAGGGTATAAAAATATCAACATTAATTTCTACATCTTTTAGATAATATTCTAATTTGGCGTCGATGTGAATAGTTTTTATAATTTTATAATATTCTTTTTGAAGTTTTGAAACTTTCCCTCTACACTTTAAAAATCCATACGCAACGCCATATCGTTCTATCATCGTTTCCTTTATTTTATTTTCATTATAATTTGCTCTTAAAGTACCATATCTATTCAATTTAGTTTCTGTAATTTTTTTTATAACGTCTGGTTTAGCAAAATTATTATTTTTACCAGAAAAGTATTTTGATAAATTTATTTTTCTTTCTTCTGAAGATCTATTACATTCATTAGAACAATATCGTTGTGTAGTATTTTTATATGTTTCAAATTTATTACCACATTTTAAACATATTCGTGTTTCACGTGATAGTGATTTTCTCCAATCATACATACATCTACGAGAACAGAACTCTCTATCTTTATTATTAGTATTAAACTCTTTATCACAAAATTTACATTTTAAAACTAATTTATTTTTTTCTCTTTCAACATTTAATTTCTTTTGTACAGTTTTTGATGAACACGATTTACATAAACTATTTTTCTTATTAGCCCAATTTAATTGACCTAATTTATTATAGGTTAATTCAGTACCACAATTTGGACAGTTTCTTGAAAATGACATAAAAAATTCTCCCGTATAAATATTAGTTAATAATAAATATAGGGAGAATTTCTATAAACCGTATTTAATGTTTATTAGACTAGAGTAATGTCAGCTATGTTTAGGAAAATAAAGCGCCAGTAGGCATAACATTAAATGTTAATTCAATAAATTCAGCTGTTCTAGTTGGTTGAATATAAATGTGTCCAACTAATTTGTTTCTATCTATTACATCTGGTGTATTATTAGTTTCATCCATTACTACTTTAAATGAATACAAACCTGAACGGTATTGTACACTTTCTAAATATGGATTAACCAATGCTAAGAATTTATTACGTGTTTGTGTTGTATTTTGTTCAAATAATAAATATCTAGATGTAGATGCAATATACTTTTTAATTGTTATTAATAATCTTCTTACATTTATTCTATCTAATGCAGATGATTTTGCTTGAAGAGTTTTTTGTCCCCATGCAACTATACCTGTATTAGGGAATACTGCTATAGGATTGATTCTTGCGTTGTATAGTGTATCACGTTCTGCATGTGTCAACCTTGTACGAACTTCAAGAGCAGTATCTAATCCACCTCTATTTAATCCAGCTGGCGCGTACCATTCTGCTGCAACTCTATCATTAAATGCAAGTGCTGCAGGCATAACAACAGATGGTGGTGCCCACAATAATTCATTAGTAGATGTATCTTGAATTTTTACCCATGGATAATATGTTCCAGTATAATTGTTATCAATACTATAAACTGAGTCAACTGCATCTTGTATAGAATCTTCTTGGCCAACACAATCCATAACATAAAAACAATCTTGTCTATCATTACATAACAATCTAACATCTTCTGTTACTTGTGAATGGTATTTTTGCATAATACCTGGTAATACTATTAAATTAACATCTATTTCATCTGCATTTGAAATAGTATCAATTGCTTTTTTGTATGCAATAGTACCAGCAGATGCTCCTGAACTAATATCAAATCCCATTACATTGTTTGCTGTAATAGAACCACCTACCTGAATAGGTCTATTTGGTGGTATACCATCCCATCCACCTTGAAAACCAACCATGAATTTTAACATATCTGTTGGTGCTGAACTACCTGATAATGAACCACTGTACAGTGAAGAACTAGTATGACCAAACTTATCATCTAAATTAAACAATGATGATGTTAATGTTGAATAATTATCAACAAGTGCATCAAAATACTGACTAACATCTCCATGTGTCCAATCTAATCCCCATGTTTCAAATGATTTATATGTATCAGAACTTCCTTGATATGACATTGTTGTAGGTGTAGGTACATCAGATCCTGACAATGGTGAGAAATAAGCTGCATGTCCAAATGGTACTAACTGACTTGAAATATTAGCTAAACCAGATGTACCTTCAACACGTACATATTTACTCTTATTAACATAATCACCATATACTTTTACTTTACCACTAGAATCTGTTACTGTATATTGATCACCTATTTTTCTTAAAATATAATCTGTGCTAGTTGGATCCAATGTACAATTTGCGTATGTTTCTATAGCACTAGGATTTGTATTAACATCACTAAATTCTCTTATAGTTACATTAAATTTACCATAATCAGCAGAGCCAGAAGCTGGTTTACTTACATCCGATACAAGTACTTTATATAATTTATTAGAATTTGTACCATCACTAATAGTATGAAACTTAAATAAATTTCTAGCTGCTCCACTTATCTTTTGAGATTGTATCCACGGTGTGCTTGCATATGAATAATTTTTTCTAGTTGAAAACGTTAAATTTGTAGTACTACCAGTTTCAACTGTAGCTGAACTATTTGATAATTCTTTTTCATCTGCATAAGTACTAAATACTTTATAGCAATAAAATTGTTCTTGTAATTGATTACCAAATTTACTATTAGGATTTGTACCAAATACCTTGGTAATATGATTTGGATTACCTAAATCAAATGATGCTGTAACATTGTAACTTCCAGATGTAATATAAAATTCATTATTAGTACCTGTTACAACAACTGTTCCTGAATAATTACTACCTGACGTTAACGCTAATATTGCTCCTGTTTTTTGACCATCATCTGAACTACTTACTAATAATTCAACTGCTGCATTTACACCAACAACCGCATCCGTTGTAGTATCTAACCAACCGTCAATACCTAATACTCTAACAACTGTAACAATTCCAGCATCTTTTAAATAATTTTTAACTGTATATGGTACATATGTTTTACTACTTTGACCACCAAATATTGCTTCAAACTCTGAAAAACTTGTTATTTGTACTGGTTTGAAAGCTGGACCACTAAGTGTAGGG